TCTGACCCAACCATCATAACCACACCCGGCAAGGCTTAGCGAAAGGATCAAAGCTAAACCTGCCGCGCGTAGTTTCGGGATCATTTCCCCGTTGATCCGAAAGCTTTGTCAGCTGGATTTAACCAGCGCAAAATTACCGGCACAACAGCTGCCACGCCACCCATTGCCATTGCCTTGATGTCTCCACCGGCCATGTACACGGCCAAAGCTGCTGCTATGTACGAGCGCGCCCATGATGCTGCAATTGCTTTTGCTTGCTCCATTATTTTTCTCCTTTTGGTCGATCCGGTAAATCACCGGCAAACGGCTCATAAGCTGGTCGGCCGTAACCGATAACAAATGAGCGTGCTCCCAAAGCTCTTGATTTCACCATGACTTCGCCACCATTGCGCTGACTTCCTGAGCCGCCTGATGTGTTGCCTTCAATGGTCACGATCTGTTTTTCCGATGCCCGGATCACCAAGCCAATGTGATTGATCGTTTCTTTATCATCGATGATGAAATCAAAGAAAACAAAGTCACCAATCTTTGGTGTGGTGTGCCATTGCTTGTTTTTCTTAAATGCCTCAGCTCCAGCTCTTGTGCTGACAACATTTGGCACCTTGACCCCAGCTTGATGAGCACACCAATTGAGAAACGATCCACACCATGGCAGCTTGTCGGCTTTCATAAATTTGCCGTACTTGGTCTCATTGTTGCCTGTTTCAATTGTGCCAACCTCAGCGAGCGCAACCTGAATCAAACGCGGCAATGTGCCTTGTGGAAAGTTACTCATCGCCCGGAATCATCGGTGTGGATTGTTCCGCTTCTGGGTTTAGATAACGTTGATAGTCTGAGTTGGCTAGGTCGTTAGGAATAATCGAAACTGACCCATTCTCATTTGTACGCATAATGTAGCCGTTTTCTAATACTTCGTATGTAGGCATCTTATAACTCCGCACTAATAGTAATTACTGCATTTGCATTGGCATTTGTAACATTGACTGCGTTACCTGCCACAAGTCCAGCACTAGAGCAAGTCATATCAAGCATAATATTCGCTGCTCGGCTTTGCTCTGTGCTTGCCGTTGTAACTGTTCTTCCGTTACCTGTGGCATCGTTATTATTAAAGTCACCTGCTGCGCTGAAAGTGACTGTTGGAGATGTGCGCATTTGCACAGGCAAAGTAATTGGTGCAAATACTCGACTTGTTGAGATTGCTTGACCTGTAAATCCACGCCAGTTAGTTGCGTTGAACACTTGGCAGTACCTCTGACAAGCGGCTAATTCTCCTTGAAGTGTTGCGCTAAAGGTACGGAAAGGTGTTGCCACGCTTCCCACTTCTAACTGCACACCTGTCACTTCAAAATAATCATCAGCCCCAGCCGTACCTGTTGGCGTGAAACTAAATCCTAATGCAAGTTCAGTTGCAGATGTAGCAACTGTGCCAGTGACAGAAAAACGCTGCCAAGTTGCCGTTAGCGTTGCAGTCGTTGTTGCTACTGTTGCAAAGCCTGTGTAGGTAGAAAGCACATTTTGGTCTGTTCCTGTGCCTGAATAAAGATTAGCAACCAAAGCGTTAGCTGTAGCAGAATAGTTTGTGCCTTTTCTTGCATAAAAAGAATAAGTGACTGTTTTGCCAGTAAAAGGAATTGAGTTGACAGACTCAAAGTTTTGATAAAGAAAATGTCCGCTAGTGGTTGTTTGTCCAGATGTCCTTTGAACTCTTGCGCAGTATTGTATGTTAGGCAAATTGGTGGTATCGCCTGTTACCTGACGAGAGATCGTTCCTGTTCCCGGTAATTGACCTAACCATCTATCAGCACTATAGGCTTGATTGTTGCTATAACTGATTGAAGTGCCACGCTGCCAGATTTGAAAAGATGAATTCAAAATTGGATTTTCCTGAACAGGTGCTTGATAGCGCAAGCCTGTTGAAGTGGAACTATCTGCTACGAGTGTCTCGCCGTTGTTGCCCACGGCTAGGCGTGCAGGTGTGTCGTTTGCACTAGCTGCGATTAAATCGCCTTTAGCATCGACAATGCTGTTTTGAATAGCGTTAGAGTCATCCTGTGCGACCCATGCAAAATCCATATCCGCATTTGTTGCCTTTGCCAAAACCTGTCCTGTTAAACCGCCTTTGAGATCAACCATCGATGTATCGATGCCATCGCCCAAAGCCTCAATTGCCGTTGCGCCATCCTTGACCAAATCGGTGCTCGTTGGCACCGGCCAGCCAAAATTGGGAGTTGTTGTTGCCATTTATGCCACCGATCCGATCGCGTTTTCCCATGTAAGTGTTGGGTTGATTGTATTCCAAGACTCCAAAGCAGACACCTGATTCCATCGGAGTGTCACTTGGGAGAATTCAATTGGTGATGCGTTGATGCTGATTGACAAAGCATTGTATGTCGAGCGGAATGTCCAACCTTCGACATAGCCTTGAAAAACTGTGTTCACGATATTGCTAGGCAAATCCGTGATTTCCAGCGGTAAGCCCATGAATATGTTGAGCAAATCATCGCGGTCTGCATCATCGATCTCGGGTGATCCCAATGGAAATTCGATCGAGTCAAAAAAAGCGCGTGGATAGGCTTTGAGCTGCAAACGCCTTTCGGCAACGGCCAAAGCCTCAGCTGCATTTTCTAAATTGGTGTCAAAAATTTCTGCAAACTTGCCGTATTGCGAAATAGATGCCAAATCGCTCACATCGATCTTTGAGTTTTTATAATTCAAAGTAATGAAATTTCGGACATCGCCGGAGCGCGTGATCGACTTCAATCCAACCCCGATTGATGTATTTGCTGAAATTGTCGTGTAGCCATTTGCCGCCAAATAGTTTTGTCTGTGTAATGCGTCCGCATACCCGATTCGGCCCGATGAATCCTCGTACATATAACCAAGTCCAGATTCGGCAATCTGTGAGGCTATTGTGTAGCTTGACACCGGATCAGCTGCGCGGCTGACCATTTCATATTGACCGGGCTGATCAATCTCTCCAAGGCCTACATTTTCAGCATCAGCCCATGTGGTTGTTGGATCGTAATCTTGCCATTGTAAAGCTGCTGCCACTTCGTTCCAATTATTGAGCAGCAAATCTGACAAAATTGCATATATCTGATCGCCATCAAAATCCTTGGCCAAAGCCAATTCCCAGTTTGCTCGGGCCAACCGCGCCAATGCTCCCAAAGCTGTGATTCTTGCAGCTGTGACATATCCGACCGATCCAGACGATTGCACCGAAATCTCAAGGTCTGAAATAAAGCCGCCAAACAAATCCACAAATGTGCCGGTTGAATCTTTGATTGAAATCAAAATGTCTGTGCCGACTGTGAAAGGATAATCCGTGTTGTCAAAATTGATCAGCTCGACTGAGCAATATCCGGCCACAGGTTGTTCATAGATGGATGTGCGCCCGGATGTAATTCCCAGATTAGCAATGGTTGATGAGCTGTAATCAACGCCATTGATCAAAATCTGATATTCGGGATTCCAAAGGCTCATGCGAAAGCTCCAGAACCTAATGTGCCTCGATAGCTTGAATTATTAAGAATCGTGATGATTTGGCGTGCTACGCCTTCCGGATCAAGCGCGCCATTGACTGTGATGCTAATGCCACCGCCACCGCCCAATTTGTGATTTGGGATAATGTTGCCGCTGCCCGATGGCGTGAACAACTCTGGGCCGCGCTCGCCGACAAGGTATGTGGTGCCAGCCGATACTGGGCCACCGCCGGCTTTACCGCCACCAAAAATGTTGTCAATGATATTGCCAAGGCCTGAAACCAAAGGATTGTTTTTTACCAAATTGATGAATTGTTTGATTTTGTCAATTACATCATCAAAGAAATTGATCAGCCTTGAAACACCAGTAACTACACCAGCAATTGCTGTGCCAACAACCTCAAATGCCACGCGCAAAACTGTGCCAATAGCTGGCCCCAAATTATCGCGAACAAATGTGGCAACGCTTTTAAACAAATTGAACAATGGTTGCAAATCAGTTTCATTGTTTGAAATGGCTGTGCTGATAGTGTTAAAGGCGTTTCTCAAGCCTGTTAAAGCTGGGCCAAAGATATTTGCAAAAAATGGTACAACAAAATCCGCTAAATAACTGTAAAGAGCTTTGAAAGCCGGTATGACAAAACCTGTCAAAATGTCTTTGACCCCGTTTAATGGCTCTTTAAGGTTGGTGCCGATATTGTCAGCCATTTTTGCAAGCGTTGGAATAACCTTGTCCACAAAGATTGTGACCATTGGTGTGATCGCATCGAGAATGAATGATCCGACTGTTTCTTTGCCTTCATCAAAAGCAATCTTGAGACGATCCATTTTACCTTGAAATGTTTCGGCTTTCACCGATGCCTGATTTTCAAAGGTATCTGCCAGCTTCTTTGTGATCTCATCCATCGAAAGTGTTTTGAGCGTTGCAGCACTTAAGCCAACACCCAATTTGCCCAAAGCGGCTGTGTTGCCTTCTTGAGCCTTAGCCAAAGCATTTGAGACGGCCTCGAGCGATTTACCGCTACCGGCTGCAATGTCAATGGCCAAGCCTTGCAATCTTTGTGCCTTTTCGACATCGCCTGTGGCACGCGCCAAACGCTCAAGCGATGGCCTTAGATCATCATCGGTTACGCCAAAAGCCAATGATGTTTTGGTGATGTAATCCTCTGTGCTTTTAATCTGGGCATTGGTGGCACCTGTGACATTGCGTAAGGTCAATGCCAGTCTTTCCTGTGCGGCTGCATCTGCAATGGCCGCTTTGACCCCATCAACGGCCAATTTGCCAGCATAAACAGCGGCAGCGGCTCCAGCTGCGGCAAATGCCAATCCAGCCTTTTTGCCAAAATCTGTCAGCTTTGAGCCAAAAGTTTGAACCTCTTTGGTGCCTGTATTTAGGCTTTTTTTAAGCTGATCGATGTCACCAAGGATCGAGAGTTTGAGTGTTCTTGATTGACCAGCCATCACCACTCCTTAACAATCTTTGAAAATGCTGCTTCCCATTGAGCAATGATGTGCGGCTGTTCTTCTCTCAATGTTGGATAAATAAAATAACCTCGGGAGCCTCGGCCTTGCTTGCCTGACCACACCGGGAAATTCTTATATTTGTTTGATCCGAATTCGTAACCGCCCCAAAGCTGTTGAGTGGTACCGCCACCGCTAAATTTCTGAGACACAAAGCCAAATGAAATTTCACCAATCTTTGATGACTTACTTACACGCGATCCATCGGCAATTCGGCCAGCTGCGTTGTTTGGCCGGCCAGCTGCGGTGCTTTTGATCTTTGATTGGAGATAAGTGGCCAAGCCATTGGAAACGCCTTTGGCCTGTGCAACCGCTTGCTCATCCATAGCCTTAAAAGCTCCAATGATTCCACGCAAATCACTTTTGCTGTATGTGATTGCATCAGTTGCCATTGCGCTTCTCCAATATCTCAAATGCGGTTAAAACATCCTCAGCGGTTTGAAACTCCGATCGCGGCAATCCGGTTGATATTGCTAACTCCCAAAGGAGCCGATTTATTGTTCCGGATTCGTAGCTTTTGGGGTATCAGTCTCTCCCATATTAATGTCGGTGACTGTTTCACACCACACATCGAAAGCTTTGACTGGCTTGCCGCCAGCCTCGCGCTTCATTGCGTGATATGCCAAAAACATCAGATCGGCAATGCCCAGCTTGTCCTGTACTTGCTGGATCGTGTTGCCTGTCTTTTGTTCCCACTTCATCCACTCCGGTGGGAGCGCGGTATATGTCGCGCTCTCCCCGGCCGTGTATTCAATTGTGATTGCTAGTTTCATTTTTGCTCCCGATTCTTTGATTAACTAAATGACTCAGTTGGTGTTCCAACGACTGTCAATGTCCATGTGTCGGTGAGTGCTCCTGGAGCTGCACCACCGGCTGTTGGGAAAATTGGCAATACATTGAAAGTGAAAACCGCGCCCGATGCAGCTGTGAAAGAGACAGCAACAGTTGTGTTTGCAGCTGTTTCAGCATTTGACCACATTGATTCAAACAATGATCCAATGCCGCCTGATGCGCCCCAATCTTGCAAAAGCTCGACTGTGAAAGTCCATTGTGTATCTATCGATTTGTAAGCGCGGCCATCGAGTGTTTGGTATGTCTCAATGATCGTGTCACATGAAAGTGTGGCTGAGGTTGTCTGTGCATCGTACAGCTTTGTGTCGAGCGTAAATGACACATCGCGGCCGGTGATGATTGTTGTTGGCATTTTTTCTCCTTAGTTGGTGTAGTAGGTGCTCACTTGTAAATCGGCCGTGAGGTATTTACCTGCACCGACTTCCAATGGTTGCGGTTGATTTACATTGCCGACTTCATACCCGACCGGCATTGCGCTGATGATATTGATCATCAATTGTTCAAGATTGTCCAAAGCTGCCGCATTGTTTGAATATCCGACAACGCCTGTGACTGTGAGATTGACTTTGACTCTCGTTGTGCCTTTGCCAATCAAAACGCTTTCAAAATATGGAGCATCTGGCACCAAACAAATTGATGGGCTGGTCATCGTCTCTGGGATGCCGTTATACACATTGGCAGCAATTGATGAAAGTGCTGTTTTCAATGGTGTGCGGATTTGGGATTCAACTGTCATTGTGCCATCGTTTCGACATCAAGAAACGGGCCAAGGAGGCCAATTACTCTGTTGGTCAAGCTGCGGCCAAGGATAAATGGTGCCGGCTGGAAATTGTCTGACATGATCTGATTGCCGGGAGCTGTGATGCTCTGAAATATCTCAACCGACACAACCAAAATTGCGTTTTCAACGGGTGGTGTGTTTGCGTACAGCTGAGCGGCCGATGATCCGGCCAATGTTGCTGTTGCCGCTGGAATAAATGGCAGCGGATAATCACGATTAGCCGCGACAGTTGCAGCTGTAAATGTGTATGGCTCAATCCGATCATCGGTGACTGTATAGGTCGCGCTGTAAATACCGGCCCCGGTAACAACAACAGATTGACCCGGCACAAAGTAATTTGGCCGCTGTGTGGTGAAATAAATGACGGATTCATCCACATTGGCAAAAGTCACCGATGATTGGTATTGCGTAAGTAAAGGCAAAATTGTTTGCTCAGCCGAATCAATTATCTGATCCAATTGAGCATCAGAATACAAAGAAACCGAGACACCAAGAATTGTTCTTAGCTGTGAGGCTGTGACGATTGCTGGCATCTCGGTTCCTTTCGTGTCAGTAGCGTTCGGGAGCGACCGCTACCGATAGTGATTTATGGGAGGTTGTTGAATTGTGCACCATTTGGCACCTTGGCAGCTAGTGCGCCATAGCCGTAGTACAGAATATCAATTGTTCCATCGCTGTTGATGTTTGTGCGTAGCGTAAAGCGTGGTGACTCATACCATGTGTATGAATCTGGATTGACAACTACCATTGAAGAATCGGCATCGGCTGTTGTTGTGCCAGCGTTACCAAATGAGCGTGAAACATAAAGGTTCAAGCCCGGTGAAACTACACCGCGCAAAGAATCGCCTCGGACATTTCCTGCCTGATTGCTAGGTTGTGCCGCATTGTATAGCGGTGTGCCATTGTCGTTGTATCCCATGATGTTTCCCCATTGTGTAGGTGAAACAATCAATGAGCGAGCGAATCCAAGTGATGCGCCATAAACATTTGCGGCTGCCTTTGATGTGTATCCAAGGAATCCGGTTGCTGAGTTTGCTGCCTGTGCTGTTGTTGTAGTGACTGCCGCTTGCATTGCTGCAAGTGCATACTCATCTGTTTCCTTTGCATAAGCAAATTCAAGATTCTGGAGCAAAGCTGTTAGGTACTCCGGACGGCTGCGGTCGATCAATTCGACTGTTGAAATTGCGCGGCCTTTGAAAGGCTGAACAGATACAGAAAGAAATGTTGCTGAAAGTGATGTGTCTGTAATTGCGCCATTTTCGGCAATTGCATCAACGCTGGGCACAGCGGTGACACGGGGCAACTCGAAGGTCATACCTTCGGCAACCAATGTTTCGCGGCTGATGCCATCGATGCAACCTCGATCAGCATTTGCAAGTGCATTGATCACCTGTGTGCTTTGTGGTGTTGGAACCATGCCGGGTGCTGTTGATGTTGTGTTATCGGCAGCCTTTACATACTGGCGTGAATCCTCATCATGCAAAATTGTTGCCTTGAGGTAGTGCTCAAGGTATGAAACCTTGTTCACAATTGGTGAGCGTGGTGCTGTGTAGTAAGCCGGGCGTGATGCCTGTACTGGTGCGGTGACTTCTGGAGCTGCTACCGGTTCAACGGCAGGAGCGGTGACTTGTTCGGTAGTGTTTTCCACTTTGTCTCCTTCATTTGGGTTTGTTGTATCTGTAACTGTTTCAGTTTCAGAATCCTCTGATGCGGCTACCTCAGAAACGCGAGCTGATCGCACAGCTGGCTCAGTAACCAATGCAACGGCTGTGAGCTGGCCATTGATGACCTTCATTGTGCCGTCTTTTTGCATTTCGTAATTGTCCACAGCCAACTCAATTGAAAATCCATCGCGGAGGCCTTCCATGGCCTCTGTCAATGCATCCGTTCCGGCTGTTGTGTTTGCAATCTTGAAAGTCGCTGTCATTTCTTTGTCATTTACACTCATGGCAATGCTCTTGCCAATTCTGCGTGTGTTGTCGTGCTCAAGGTTTAAGAAAACATCTTGTGGCTGAATTGATCCGCGAGCAAAAACTACTTTGCCCGTTGATGCATTTGCGTGCTCATTAAACGCAACGATACGACCGCTGATTGTGCGTTCATTTGAATCAGCTGCCGTGATCTGCATTGGTGTTGTTAGCTTCATTGGATCATGTCCTCCATTTGTCTGATTTCATCGGTTGTGATTGCTCCGATGTCAAATAAAATCTTGTAAATCTCTGCACGCTCTTTTTCTGATCCGCGCAAATACGCCTTGAGATCAAATTCCACGCGCTGTGTTGATGGCGTAAAATCTGGCATTGATAGCCTGCTGCTAATGCTGTTCATCAGCGGCAAAAGTGAAAAGTCCAAAAGAGTTTGACGCGCCGTTTGGGCGTTTGCATAGGTCATGGATGATCCAGTCGGCGCATCAATAAAGTAAGCCGGAATACCCACGGCACGGGCCAATTCTGTTGCGATGATTTCGCGTGCAGCATTGAGGCCGATTTGCTCCGGTGTAAAACCAACTGTGGTCAGTTCAACATCAGCATTGAGAAATGCTGTGCCGCGGTTTCTACGAGCTGCGCCCCATGCATCAAGCAATTTGGCAATTCGATCAGCTGGCAATGCTGTGCCATTTGATTTCAAAACCATCGATGGCACAGGTTCGCGTGCGTACATCGCGGCAGCTCTTTCAAGCTCTGCACCTGCACGGATTGTGCGACCAGCGCGATTCAATAAACCTTCATCGTTACCATAAAACACAACGAGTGATCCGACACCAGACATTGGAACACGCGATCCATCGACTGTGTAATACTCAATCTGCGTGCCGATTGAATTTAAGAAAACGCCAACGCGGTTTGGTGCAACACGCCACATTTGGCGCACGCGGCCGGTGTCTGCAAATTGATCAATAATCTGAAAATATGAAAATCCTGTAAAAAGTAAATCCTCACACGCCCACACCCATGATGCTGCTCCCGGTACGCGCTTGTCCGGCTCAGAAATTACAACAGGTTGATCAATGATTGCACCGGTGTCTTTGTCGCGTGTAATCAAAGGAATTGTGGCAATTGAATTGCAAATCATATTTCGTGCACGCGCAATTGCTGGCACGCTCATTGCTTCCTCGCGGCTGACAATGTAATCAGCTCCACCAAATGGAAAAAATGCATCAAGCGTTGGTGCTGGCCCAATTTGTGCAGCTATATCAGCACCGCGCGATGGCGCGACACCTTCAACGATGCGCTTTCGGTCAAATAATCCCATGTCCGCATTGTCTCAAATTGTCAAGGATTAACCCACCAAAATATCAATTTCGTTTTCTGGGCGTGTCGCAAAGTGTGTACACAATGCGGCTGCTACGGCAGCGGTCACGCTGGTTTGGCTCGCTCTCCTTCCTATAACCCAGCCGCCATCGCCTCTGCGCAATTGAACAGCTGAAAGCATTTGCTCCGTCAGCGATGATTGATTTCGGTGCTTAAGCCGACCGCTATTAATCGCACCCAATAACTCATCACAGCTTTGAGGATAATCGCTGTCCATGTCATGGATCGGGATGCCGGCTGGTTGCATACGCGCCGCCACGGCTCCTGTTGTGCGCCTTGAATAAAGCAAATACTCAATTGGGTACTTTCGGCAATACGAGGCAGCATCATTGGCAATTGCTCGATCATCCAGCTGTATGGTGTTCTCCCATGTGTGCAACAGCTTGATCACAAAGCTCTCTGACCCGAGCTTTTGAGCTGCGACCAATGAGGCGTGTTTTCTATCCGGTGAAATATCAATGGCCATCCATGTGAGCTTGTCCTCATCAAGGTCAATAGTTTCATCTCCACAGGCTTGCCACTCTTTGGCACCGATAACGCTGGAGATCGTTTGAACCCATCGATTCAAAACCTCAGTCATCACAACATCGGGAGGATCATTGAAAACCGACCGGATATTGTCTGGGTGAATTGTTATTCCAAGGCCGGGATTGGCGAAAGCTGCATTTTCGATTGAAATCTCATCGGTTGGTGCAGACCACTCAAAATATCCCACATTGTCCGAGCTACCGGCAGCGGCAGCCAATCCGCGCTCGCGTAATTGATTAAGCACGATCGAGTGTGAATCACCGGCCGTGGAAAAGCAATTGACCTGTGGATTTTTGGCAGCCATCAAGGTATATCGCATTGAGGCAAATGTCTCCATGTCGTGCAGCTCTCGAATTTCATCGAGGTGCACAGTCTCCGGCTTACTTAATCCACGAGCTGCCGATCCACCAGCTTTAATGATAAATCTGCAACCTTCCAGCGTTTCGATTTCCTCGGCTCCATGTTGCCAGCGGATTCGCTTTACGCGCTTGGCCAAATCATCATTGCTTTCTATAATCTGCACAATGGCTCGAAATTGCTCCAGCGATGTCACCAATCTGTGAGCTGAGGAAACCTGCAACGATTCTTGCCAATGGAAAAGACCCATCATGATCCGGGCCATCATGTAAGTGCTCTTGCCATTTTGGCGTGCAACAGTCGCAACCGAAATTGGATGTTGGTACCTGCCATCGGGCTTTACCTTGAGCGAGTGCTCGGCCAACCATTTTTGCCAAGGCATGAAACCGCCCGGGATGATCTGCTCAGCGAAATCGATCAATTCAAAGCCGCGTGAAGGCAAATCATTGAGTGGTGAGTGAATTCGTGGAGCTGTTACCGGCAAAAAAACCGATTCCAGCCCATTTGAGCCTGTTTCAGCCGTAAGTCCACCAATGATGACCTGATCATCACTAATCATGACTTATCGACTCGTTTTGGGGTATAAACAGGCCAT